TTTTTTTATTTGACATTTATCCGAAATTGTGCTAAAATATAACTATTCTAAAATCCTTAAGGATTCTATTTTGGCAATTTTACTAGATTTTTCTCAGGTAGTTATGTCTGCGTGTTATGCATTTGCTGATGAGCTATCAGTTGATTCTCATGATAAAGAAAGTGCAAAGAACATTGTACGGCATGTTATTCTGTCACAAATCAAATATTACAAATCAAAGTACGGAATCAAGTACGGCGAGTTAATTATTTCGTGTGATGGATTCAAATATTGGCGCAGAGATTGTTTCCCTCAGTATAAGGCGTGTCGTAAAGAAGCACGAAATAAATCTAATATTGATTGGAAATTGATCTTTCATATGATGGATGAATTGATTCACGATTTAAAGGAAAACTTCCCATATAAGATTATTAGAATCGAAAATTGTGAGTCTGATGATATTATTGCAACATTAACGAAATATCTTCAAACGCATGAAATCGATAGTTCAAATCCATTGTTTGATGCTCCACAAAATATTTTAATTGTGTCAAGCGATATGGACTTTGCACAGCTTCAGAAGTATTCTAATGTAACTCAGATTGCTCCAAAGAATAAAAAGAAAATCGAAGTTGATGATCCTGTGCTATACTTACGTGAGAAGATAATTCGTGGTGATTCAGGTGACGGTATTCCATCAATTGTGAACCATGATGAAGTGTTTGTTATGGGAGAACGACAAAAGAAGATTACAGCGAAGTTGTTTGAACAATTCATGGAAGAAAAAACACCAGAAAACTGTACAAATGAAACATTCAGGAAGAATTGGTTACGTAATCGACTGCTGATTGATTTTGAGTTTATTCCAAAAGATATTGAGGAATCAATTATCCATGAATACAAACAACCAATTCAGGGAAATAAGATGAAAGTGTTCAACTATCTTATTCAACATCAATGTAATCAACTACTAAATGATATTGATTCATTTTAATTTTGTGTGAGAAACATATAATGGAAAAAAAGAAAATTCAGTATTCTAAAATGATGGTGAATGAACTGCTTGATCTTATTAGTAATGATAAGACGGTGGTTAATGAGCTAAAGGAAAAGTATCGATTTGTGTTTGATTCTCTTCGAGAACTACTGTTCTATGGATATGAGGAAAAGGTTAAGTTTGTACTACCTGAAACTGATCCTCCTTATATTCCTGACAATTCCCCTGATGGAATGTCTCCAGAGAGTCTGCTGTATGTGGTACGTAAGGGACGACTTGAGTATTTCACTTCAAAGCGTGACATCAATAGGGTACGTCGTGAACAAATCTTTATTCAGACGCTTGAGAAGATTAACCATAAGGAAGCCAAGATTCTTCTAGCAATCAAGGATCAGAACTTACAGAAGCTCTATCCTGTTCTCACGCCTGAATATCTTATGGATTGTGGACTACTACCATTCGGTCTTACGTTTCGCAAGGATCAAACCGCTGATACCAACGATTTTGAAGATCAAAATTAGTAGATTTTTAAAAGAAAAATTGAAAATTATTTGACACGGTTAAAAATCTGTGCTATACTTAATTCATACAGTAAGAAACCAAACACAGATTTTTAACTATATTCATTTTTAATTATGTGTATGTCGTGTGATTATGTCACTTCTCCTAAGGGAAAGGGCAGAGGCAATAAGAAGGTGTTCATTTTTGCTAAGATTTGTGATAAACGTGGACGAGTTCTTTCAATTGGTTGGAACTCCTATGTTAAAACTCATCCAATCCAACTTAAGTACGCAAAGAAGAACAAAATGCCTCTTCGTGAGTTCCTTCATGCAGAAGCAATGGCAATCATTCGACTTCTTCCGCAACATCGTGCTAAGGCATATTCGATTACGGTTTATCGTTTTCGTGCGGATGGTACTCCTGCACTCGCTAAGCCGTGCCCTATTTGCATGAGTATGATTCGTGCAACAGGTACAATCAAGAAGGTTTATTACACAACGGATGATGATCCGCTTGATTTTACCTTTGATGAATATTGTGAAGCGATGGAAGATGCGGAATCGTGGACTTGACAATTATGAAAGAATCTGATAAAATTCTCATTGTGAAAATTCGTAAAAACTGTCTTATGTGTGATATGACACTTCAGAGGCTTGATGAGCTGAATGTAGAATATAAGACAGAATTAACAAACGATGTGTCACCAATTCTTATTATGAATGGTAAGACACTCCAAACACCATTTAATACGACTAAACTAAAGAATTTTCTAAAAGAAGTTGACGCAATTTAAATTTTGTGTTATACTTTATGTGTAATCTCTAACTGGAGAATATTAAATTATGTCTGAACAGAAGAAGACGACTAAGTATCTTGCTAAGTTTACCTTTGTAATCCCTGTTGAAGTCGAATCCGATTTCGAAGATAAGGTAGATGCTTATTACGCGGCCAAAGAACAATTCCCTAATTTCACGCTCAATGAAGCTGAAATTAAAATTGAATCCGTTTCTGATGAAGAATGGAATGCACGTAAGGCTGAAGTTGATCGTCTACACCAAATCTAATGAACAGTAGTAATTTATTCAAAAATTCAATCGAGTTTTCTCAGTATATTGAGGAAACCGCATTCAAAAATAAGCAAACTGTGCTTGAAACGCTTATCAATTTTATGGATGAGTATGGAGTTGAGCCTGAGGAATTTAAGAAGTTAATTTCTAACAGTCTCAGGGATCAACTTGCAGAGGACTTCAAGCTAATTGGTAAACTTAAGCCGAATGCAACATTAAACGACTTTGTGTGGTAATGTAAGAAAATGGAAGGGTTCACGGCGTTTAAGTTGTGGGTAGCAATGGGTAAGCACTTCTCTGAATATAATTTTAATGTGTTCGAGAACCGTGGAAAGATTAAGTGTAGATATGATACGTATCTTAAGCGTAATGACTACTACACATTTGAGCGATTAGCTAAGACCTTTGAGGTTCGTGATTTTGTGCTTTATCTTGCCGCCAATAACATGTATGGCAACGACAAAATGATATGGGATTCCAACAGTGGTAATCTAGCGTATAATCTTTATATCAGGCGCCGTGATGCTCTTACACAAGTATTAATTAACGACCTACAAACCATCAAAAATCACAATTTAACTTGCAAAGATTATCTAGGTGTGGTAAAATTATTAACAGCTAATAAGATTTCTTTTGAAACATTAGTAATCATAAATAATTTCTTTCCACTGACTGATGAGGTAAGAAAAACACCTCCCGCATCAATTCTTGAACCATTACTACTGAGAATTGATAAGTCGAAAGGATTTGTCAAAGTTAAAGAAGAGTTTGAACATTTAATTAAAGAATAAAACTTTAAAGAATTTATAAGAGAGTAATAAAGAATGATTGATCTAGATATTACCAAGCTCAAGGCTATTTCCTCTGGTGCCACCGAACAGATTTCTCACGCAAACGAGAAGAAGTCTTTTGAGGATACCCGTTTTTGGAAACCTGAACGCGATAAGAATGGTAACGGTTCTGCAGTGATTCGTTTCCTTCCTTCACTTGAGGCAGGCAAACTTCCTTGGGTTCAGGTATATGACTTTTTTCTTAAGGGACAGAATGGTTGGTACGTAAACAAGTGCCTTCGTACAATTGGTCAGCCAGACCCAATGTCCGAGTATATTGCCGAGCTGTGGAATAACGCTACTTCTGAAATGGAAAAGGCAGAACTTCGTAAGCGTAATCTTCGTCCGTCTATGCAGTATATTGCAAACGTGCTAGTTATCAACGATCCTGCACATCCTGAAAATAACGGTACAGTTCGACTTTATCGTTTTGGTAAGAAGATTCTTGACAAGATCATTGACAAGAGTAAGTGTGAATTTCCTGGTGATGTTCCCGTTAATGTGTTTGACTGGGTAAACGGCGCCAATTTCAAGCTCCGAATCACAACACAGGACAAGTTCCCGAATTATGATCGCTCTGAATTTGATCAAATTTCACCAATTGGTGATGATAATAAGATCATGGAAGTAGCCAAGGCAATGCACTCTCTTAATGAGTTTGTTGACCCAGTAAACTTTAAGTCTTATGATGAACTTAAGGCACAACGTGATAAGGTATTTGGTCTTGGTACGAACGTGACTCATGCACCACAGCAGTCTTATACACCGTCATCCTTTGAATCTAAGACAAACGAATTTGGTGTTAATCAGGCACCAAAGACTCAAGCTACAGATACTCTAAAGTCTGCACCTTGGGAAGAAGATATCAATTTTGATGAACTCATGAAAGATATCTAAATTGTGATTAAATAAAGCCGTTATTAACTGCCCAATCGGTTAATAATGTGCTATAATAATTTCCTTAAAGCATAGCAATCAAAACCTAGTACGTTAATCCTAGCGGTTAATTGTGCAGGGAAGGGACTACCCATCCGACGTTAATTTGATTGTTATGCATCATCCTTAACAGATTTTGTGTATAATAAGATGTGTTAAGAATGATGAGAATTTGACAATAAATCAAATTCATGTTATAATAACTACACCAAAAAGATTTTTCCAATATAGTTCAGTAGGTAGAACGGCGGACTGTTAATCCGTATGTCCTTGGTTCGATCCCAAGTATTGGAGCCAAAATTTGCTGTAATAGCTCAATTGGTAGAGCAATCGCCTTGTAAGCGATAGGTTGAAGATTCGAGTTCTTCTTACAGCACCACCAAACAATAAGCGAGATTGATGAAACGGGTAGACATGTTGGACTCAAAATCCAATGCCGAGAGGCGTGAGAGTTCGAATCTCTCATCTCGCACCAATCAAAAAATAATCATGAAAATATGTTGTGTAGATGTATGCAATAAAGAATGCGTAAAACACTGTCGATATTGTCATGAGCATTATCTAAACGAAAGTCCGAATTATATTTCAAACGAAAATGAGTTTTTAAAAGGAGTATCGCTCATTTATGAAGATCGAAGACGCAATCAAGATACTCGAAGCCATTAAGTCCGAACACAGAAACACGCCTGTCAAGGAGGTTGCTCTCTACTGATCTTTGACATGGATCAATAGTTCGTGCGTTTTCTATGGTTCCTTTTCGTAATTATGGTATTATATGTGTGTCGGGGGAAAGGTCTCTTCCCCTCCCACGAAAAGGAGTTTGAAAATGGCTGAGTTTGTTCTTGTCGAAACCTACGTCGAGCATTCCTACCACGATAATTACCTCATGGGCGTCTACTTCGACGGTTGGAATACTCGCCACGAAAGTCTCGGTTACGGCAACGGCATTTTGAACGGTGGTTACGCCGATGCCCCGTCGGAAGTGATTGAACGCTACCGCCGCGTGAAAAGCCTTCGCCGCCGTCTCGAAAAGCGAGCCTTTTATAAGGAAGCCGCCGAAAAGATGGGACTCCGCTCTTCCTTCCGTCAATCCCTCGCCTCTCAGGTTCGCGCTTGGGTTGATGATAAGTCTGAGTTCGCTACTCCGCTCTCTCCGCGTCAGTTCGCCGCTCTTTATTAATTCTCTTGATCTCGGTAAGCCTCGTTGTGGGGCTTACCCTCTATAAACTCGACCCTTTAGGAAAATTAAAGAATGCAGATTGACCTTGTTTCCTACGAAAATTCTCACCCGCTTAACAATGAGAGTTTTGTTGATGTAGCCGCCAAGGCTCTTGCGGATTATGGACAGATTGACCCTAAGTTTTTTGAGTCCGACCTAGAGGGGGTTCATCGTGACGCCGTTCGTATGATTATGTGGATTTACTCAAACAAAGACAATACGTTCACGGTCGAACTTGAGGTACCTGCATCGGATGAAGAACAGGAGGATTGTTTTAAGGCGTTTGAGGATGGTATGGATGTAAACGCGCTAATCGAGGATGGTCTTGCCTTCTTTGATGGTACGGTTGGACGAACCCGCATCT